GGCTTTCCTTGATGGCTTCCGCTACAAGGATATTGGCCCGACCGGCGACAGCGACAAGGTTCTGCTGACCGTGGACGTGACTCTGCGCGTGGACAACGAAAAGGCAATGGCCAAGATTGCCGACCTGGTGGCCACCGGGCCAATTACCCTGAGTGCAGAAGCCGACGCGCGCAGCGCCGCCCTGGAAGCCCTGTCCAAGTAAAAGCCCGCAACCAGAAAGCCATCCCTTAACCGGGGTGGCTTTTTTTTTGGGAATTGCAAATGAAACGTGGCTTTGAAGAAAACGTGTCAGTGCCCGAAGGCGTCAATTGGCAAGGCGTGGCCACGACGCTGCACTTTGAAGGCGACACGCTGACCGTGCAGAAGACCTACGACGCCGAGCCGCACCTGGAACACGTCCGCCAGATGCGCGAGGCACAGGAAGGCCAGAACCGCTGGGGCGAAGGCCGCTGGGTGGGCCACATCCCGCCGATTGAAGCGATGCGCCTGATGGCCATTCCAGGCCAGAAGGAGCGCCGCGCCGCCATCAAAGCCTGGTTCCGCGACCATGGCCAGTACGTGGCTTACGACAAGTATTTGAAGCGTTAAGCCATGGCCACCATCGTTCAACCGCTGGGCGCGCAGGCCGCGCCCCTGGGTGTTCCGAGCGCGCAAGCCATCGCAAGCCGCACGGACCTGACCAAAGCCGTGGCCGGCTACATGAACCGCACGGACCTGGACCCCGCGATGGATTCATTCATCGTCATTGCCGAAGGCCGCATTGCCCTGGACTTGCGCACCTGGCAGATGGTGAAGCCCGCCACGCTGACGCAGAGCGAAGGCGAGGAATGGATAGCAGTCCCCGCCGACTGGCTGGAATGGGATGGCTTGTGGATCGATGGCGACCGCCTGGACTACGCGAGCCCCGACACCTGGCAGAACCTGGTGAACACGCAGCGCACCGCTGGCCAGTATTCAATGCTGGGTGGCTACCTGCTAGTGGCCGACATGCTGCCCACTGGCGCGCCTGACATTGTGGTGAAGGCCAGCTACTACGCGCGCATTCCCGCGCTCAACGACACCGACCCCGCGCCCTGGTTGCTGACGCAGTACCCGCAGGTGTATCTGTACGCCGCCCTGGTCAGTGCATGCGAATACGTGAAGGACGACGCCCGCGCGCAAGGATGGGCCGCGCAGTACCAGGCCATGGTCAGCACGCTCAACAGCATCAGCCGCAAGGCCCTGGTCAGTGGCTCCACGTTGCGCCTGGCAGGACCGCGCCGATGACACCGATCAAGGGATGGCTCCCCGACGCCGACCCGAACACGCCAGGCGTGCTGACCGATTGCCAGCACGCCATGGGCACCGTGGCAGGCTATGCAGGCGCGCCCGCGCCGATCAAGGCCGAAGTGCCCGTGCTGCCCGCGCCGTGCCGTGGCGCCGCAGTGGCCACGCAATTGAATGGCAACCGCCGCATATTCGCCGGCACGCAGACGCAGCTACTGCAATTGACTGGTGGCGCCTGGGCCAACGTCAGCAAGGCTGGCAACTATGTGGGCAGCAGCGAAAGCCGCTGGATTTACACGCAGTTTGGCGATACGACCATGGCCACCAACCTGGCCGACCCGATGCAGCACATGCTGGGTGGCGCCAGCCTGTTTGCGGACGTGCCGACCGCGCCCAAGGCCAAGATCATTGCGACGGTCAACAACAATTTTGTGCTGGCCTTCTACACCAACGACGCTACCTATGGCGTGGCGCCAGATCGCTGGTGGTGCTGCGCGCAGAACAACCAGACCGATTGGGTTCCGAACGTCAGCACGGGCGCCAACACCGGGCGCCTGATTGCCGCCGAAGGCGCGATTACCGCCGCACTACCCCTGGGCGACTATTGCGTAGCCTACAAGCAGGGCGCCGTTTTCGTCGGCACGTTTGTGGGTTCGCCCATTGGCTTTCAGTGGAACAAGATTCCTGGTGGCCCGTGCGGATGCGTAGGCGTGGACGCCCTGGCCGATATCGGGGGCGCCCACTTTGTCGTAGGCGATGACAGCTTTTGGATTTTCGACGGCACCCGCCCGACGCCCATCGGCATGGGCGAGACGCGCGACTGGTTCTATGCCAACAGCAACGCGACCTGGCGCTACCGCACGCAAGTAAGTTTCGACAAGACCCGCAGCCTGGTGCGAATCCACTACGCGAGCGCCGCAAGCACGGGCGAACTGGACAGGATCATCACCTGGCACGTGCCATCGAAGACATGGGGGCGCGATGACCGCGTGGTGCAAAGCACGCTGAACTACATCCAGCCTGGTACGACCATCAACGGCATGAACAGCTTTGCGGCGACCATCAACGCACTGCCGAACATCCCGGTGGACTCGCCTTACTGGCTCAGTGGTGGCCGCATCAACAGCTACTTCGACAACACCAACCAACTGGTGGCATTGAACGGCACGACCCTGGACAGCTACATCGTGACAGGTGACGTGGGCGACGACGACACCGTGAGCATGATCGACCGCTTGCGCATCCGCTACACGCAGAAGCCCGCCACCGCCATTGCCAGTGGCCAGGTGAAATTCAACGAAGGCGACTTTCTGGCGCCAGGCCCTATCAACGCCATCAATGACGGCAAGTTTGACGTGCGGCAGACAGGCCGCTGGCATCGTTTCCGCATCGACCAGACCGGCGCCTGGAGCGCCACAGGCTACGACGCGAAGCCTATCCCGACCGGACAACGCTGATGGCTGTACCTGACCAACTGACCGGGCAGAAGCTGGAAGAAAACCCGCTACTGCCGACCGACAACCAGAAGGACTTGACCTATACGCTGACGCGCATTTTTCGCGTGCTTGCGCAGATCGTGAACCCCCTGGTGGCCTGGGCCGCGAAGTGGAAGGGCATCACGCCAGGCGGAGCCGCATGGGGCAACGTTCTCATCATCAAAGCGATACCGCCCGACACGGGGAAAGGCGCCGCACTTATCTTGCAAGCCGCCGCGCCCGATGGAGCAGCCATCGTCGCTGGCGACCGACCCGCAAACACCCGCTTGTGGAACATCGTCATGCCGACGCAGGATGCAACAGGCGATTTTGCGATTGAACGCCTCCCCGATGGAGCCGCAGGAATCAACGCAGTCAAGATCAACCGCGCAACCGGGGCCATGGATGTATTTGGCCGACTCGGGACCAACAACGACATTGCGAGCAGCAATGGCGGGTTGTCAGTCACCAAGAACATTACAGGTGCCAGCGGCATGGGCCTCATGTGGGATGGAGGGCAGGCCAACTATCTGTGCATGGGCGCAGGGGTTGCCGCGCCGTGGTCATGGCAGTGGAATCGCAGCAACGGCACGCTTAATTGGTTGGGCGACGGAGCGGGATTGCTTTACAGCATCGACGGCAGCGGGAACTCGACCACCGCAGGACAGATCAAGACCAACGCTGGCGGGGATGCCATCTCCGCACCGAACGGGAACATTGCAACCAATCAGATGGTGTTCGCAGGCGCAGCAGGCGTGCGGACCATTGGGCCAGTCAACGCCGATGGGCAGGTGTCGGGATCAACCTTCTGGGTGAAAGGTGCCCACGCCATCAGCATCAACACATACCAAGATGATGGATCGGGCTACGCCTATCAGAATTGGATGATTGGCAACCCGAACTGGAACGGGTGCTATATGCGTTCATGGCATCAGTATGGCGCGTGGGCGGGCTGGCAACTGTGGTCCGCGAATGACAACACCATTCAAATTGTGATGAGCAACGGCGGCGGGTGGGGCTCGATTCGTGCGGCATCGTTCGATGTGCAGAGCGACACAGCGAGCAAGCGCGAAGTGCGCGCCATGCCATCCGCGCTCGACGTGCTGAATGGCATTCAGGCGCACACCTATGAATTCATTCCGCCCAAGGAACGCAAGAAGTCAGAGCCGATCTACGGCAAGACGCGCTATTGCGGGACGCTGGCGCAGGACTGGCTTGAACGCTTGCCCGAAGCCGTCACCGAAGCCGTGATGGAAGACGGCAGCAAAACTTTGATGCTCGACTACGCCGCTATCGGCGCAGTGACCGCGCAGGCCGCGAGTGAACTGCTGGCCCGCGTGAACACCTTGGAAGCCCGTATCGCTGCACTGGAAGCAGCCTGAATTTTTCTCGCATGCGCGTGAGCGCACCGAAGGAGCCGACATGGCAGACGCATGGAACCCGACCGCTGCACAAGCAGCCAACCTGGGCATGGGGGACAACCCGTTTTTGGGCCAGGCCAATCCCTACTTGCAGCAGAACATCGACGCCGCCAGCGCCGATATGGTCAACAACTACAACCTGACCACGCAGCCCGCTTTCAACAAGGCCATGGTGGACAGCGGCAGCTTTGGCAACGCTGGCGTGGCGCAGATGAATGCTGATGCGCAAAGCACCTTGCAGAAGAACCTGGGCAACCTGTCCAACAGCGCGCGCATGCAGGACTACAACCAGCAGATGCAGGAATACAACTGGCAGCGTGGCTACGACACGCAGAAGGACCAGTGGCAGCAGCAATTTGGCGAAGGGCAGCGCCAGTACAACCAGAATTTCGACGAGAGCAAGCGCCAATGGCAGAACCAGTTTGACACCAGCAATCAGCAGTGGAACCTGGGCTTTGACCGCAGCGTCTACAACGACGCCTACAGCCAGAACATGAACAACCTGCAAATGGGCATGGGCTTGCTGGGCGCGATGGGTGGCTACACCGGCCAGGACATTACGAACTCGACCACGCAGCAGAACACACCCTTTAACTATTGGCAGGCATTCAACCAGCAGGCCAACAGCCTGGGCCAAGGCTACGGCACCACCACCGGACAGCTAGGCACGACCAGCAACCCGATGGCCGCAGCCATGGGGGGCGCGCAGCTAGGCAACGCCGCCATGAACGCATGGAACGCCAACAACAGCAACGGGCAGGCCGCATGGAACCCGAGCTATGGCAGCAACCCCGGCGCCGGCACCGCCTACAACAGCGGGACGCAGTTGAATAACAACTTCGGGGGCCAATCCAGCCAGAACCTGGGTGGCGGATGGTTCGCAGCATGAAAACG